TTTGCCACAATCGGCAAATCTGAAGGCTACACGGACGATCAGATTGCTGAATACGGGCGCTACATTGAAATGATCGCACAGATGCACAAATCAGAAATGTTGAAACCAATACCACTTAACGTATGAACAACACCATCACCCTAACATTCGACGCACCACGTCGTCAAACTTTCAAACTACCCCTATTCACGCGCGATAAGACCAACACGTTTTTCTATTGCGTACTTTCGGACGATTGCGTTATCGTTGTAGATAGTGGACGTATCGAGATCAGCGACGTGCCGAAACAGGCTTTAAGGCAGGGCTACGTTGAGATTGACGAGTATGCGTTCCGTGAGCGTTACGAAAAGGCTCAGCAATGCATTAGCAACTGTTTAGCTGCCATTGACGACTTCAAGAAAGACCCCGAAACGATTGATTCAAACCACCAACTCAGACACCAATGAACATAGGTATATCAATTAAAAATATTCGTGAATCTAGCGATATGACACAGACTGAACTTTCAGAGTTATCTGGATTGTCGCAAACTTCTATATCTCTAATTGAAAATGGAGTTAAAGAGCCAAGAAAAGCTACAATAGAAAAGCGTACGCTAACGACAACAACCTAGTACCCACCTACCACACAAAGTAACATGACCACGACGCTAACCATCATTCTCGGATTCGACGTAGATCACGGAAACGACGATTTCGCGGTCAAAGCGGAGGTTGAAGTAGTGTACGACACGGATCGCAACACGGGCATCATAGAAGCTACCAACGCCAACGTTCGACGTATCAACAACGGAGTTAACCCCGAATGGCTTACCCCGCAGATGATTCTATCCTTTGAGCAAATCGCAATATTCACTTTCAATCAAGACCCTGAGAAATACACGTAATAAATAAAACACATGACTAAGTTCAATCCTGAAAACAAAGAAACATTGACTTACGGAGAATGTCTATCTCCTGCAATGTCAATAACAGACAAAAGCGATGCTAATCAGTATCTAAATGCTTATGTTAATTATATTCAAAAGCACTTAGATAAAGAGCCTAGATCAGATAATAAAACAGCATTAGAAATAGCCAAAATCAACATTGGATATTACGCTGGATATTATGACACCGAAACATCTAAAAGAGTAAACCGCTTGTTCGATTGCCATCATCCCATTTTCGGTGATTTAACACCAACATCAAAGGAGGCTTTTGAATGTGGAAGACAAGGAAAGACACTTTCTGAATTAAGAAATTCACATTAAAACTAAATAACATGACACACAGAAAAATCGAATTTGGAGCTGGCGACAGCATCGACAGAGCAATGCAAGATTTAGCGCGATACAAAGAGCGCGGAGAGTTAGTTTATGGCTCATTTAACGGACACAATCTATACTCTGATATTGATGATTTGGATTCCGCCTATTTAAAGATTTTGGGCAAAACTAAATCTGAGTTTGACGAAGCTGAAAGAATCAGACACGAAGAGTATAAAGCAGAAGAAAAACGGCACAAAGATTCTATTCCCGAACTTACAAAAGAATGGATTGAAAAAGGCAATGCAATACTTGATAAGGAATATCACGAAAAATGGGCTAAGTGTGTTCCTATCCGTTTGAATGATTTATATCGAGGTATGGAGCTTGGCGCAACACTTGATATTGTGAAAGAACTAAACGCAGGATGTGATTTGGACAAAGCAATAGAGATTATTAACGGTCAAGGTCACTCAGGTATGTCTTATGGCTTGGTTCGGTCTATGGTGATATCATTCTGCAAAAGAGGCGCTTTGTTTGCGACATACGCTAAATAATTACTTCAACCCTTGCACAGTAACTAATTATATTTAACTTTGCAGCATGGAAAACAACGAACAACAACAGCAAACAGCAACGCACTGGAAAAAGCTAACAGACCCGCGTTTCATCGGTTCGCATGACTTTCAACCGAATCAGGAAATAACAGTTACTATTGAATCGGTAACGAAACAGGAATTGGAACTATTCAACGGGCGCAAACTCGAAAACAAACAATGCGTACTGGCTACTTTCAAAGGCGCTAAGAAACCTATGCTACTGAACAAGGAAAACATGAAGCTGATCAGCAAGTGCATCGGGTCGCCATACATTGAGGAATGGGTAGGTAAATCAATCACACTTCACGTAGTTCCTGTTTCGGCATTCGGTGAAATCGTGGACGCGGTACGGGTTAAATACATCAAAAACAAATAGCATGAGCAAGGTAAACATTGACGAATTACTGTTTCGCTGTCATTCATTGGGTGATATTATGGGCGTGAAAGGTCTAGGTAAGACTGGAATGAAACGCGCCATGTACACTTACATGGAGGCTAAGACGGGTCGCACAAAACAGTTCAGCAGCAAGTACACCGATAAAGGCATTACAAATGAATCAGAAGCCATTGACATCATTTCCGAGCATTTAGACGTTAGACTGGTAAAGAACGAATTACGCCTATCTAATGAGTACATAACTGGCGAATGCGACACTTTATCAGATGATACTGTTTACGACTTAAAAAATTCTTGGGACGTTTACACATTTGCGGATGCCTGTATGGAGTTGAACTCTGACCATGAATGGCAGTTGCGCGGCTATATGGACTTGTACGGAAAGAATCACGCTAAACTTTGCTACGTCCTTACTAATGCGCCAGATGCCTTAGTATTTAAGGAATTGGAACGCGAATCGTACAAACATCCCGACTACGAAACGCCCGAATGGATTGAGGTTGATATTATCAAGTCCATGATATTCACCAAAGATGAGTTTATGAAGTTCGTCAACAATCGCGGTTTGGGCGGTGATGAGATTACGGATCGCATGATTGAAACCTTTATAGAAATTCCGATTCAGGATCGTATTAAGATTTACGACATTGAACGCGATCAGGATGCAATTGATCTTATTTACAAGCGTGTCGAAATGGCACGTAACTACTTACACCTACAATTTGACTAACCAACACAGGGGGCGCGTGGATCACGAAGCGTAACTGTAACACTAGACCTTTTACTAATCGGAGAATACCCGCCCTGTTAATTCTAAAAACCATGAAACGCAGACAGACCATCACCCAGACAGCACTTAACGACCTGCTAAAAGGCGAAACCGTTACCGCTATGAAGTACGCACGTAAGATGAACACTACACGTTTAGGGGCGCGGATTTACGATCTTCGGAAGCTAGGATTCCCGATTGTGTCCCTAACCATGACCGACAAATACGGGGAGCGTTACGCGGAGTATTTCATCTACACACGCGATATTCCAATGTCGAAAGAACTGGCGGTTAAATTAGGTTTTATCAGTTAAATGTTTTTATCTTTGCAAACACCAAAACAGATTTATGAACTACGAATCATTCCTAGAGAGTAAACAAAAGACGCATACTAAGTCAGGATTCACAGTTAATCCTTCCGATCTTAACGCTAGTCTTTTTCCATTCCAGCGTTTCATTGTCGAACGCGCACTTAACGCAGGTAAATACGCCATTTTTGCGGACTGTGGACTGGGTAAAACATTTATGCAATTGGAATGGGCTAATCGTGTAAGTGCGTACACTGGTAAGCCTGTTTTAATCCTGTGTCCATTGGCTGTATCTGGTCAAACTATTAAAGAGGGCGCACGATTCGGAATTGATATTGATAAATATGATTTCGTTGAGCCTCCAATCAATGACAATCCGTATATTTTCATATCAAATTATGAGCAACTTGAAAACATAGATACATCTGTTTTCTCTGGTGTCGTGTTGGATGAAAGTTCTATTCTCAAAAACTTTGAAGGCGCTACAAAGAATCTGATCGTTGATAAGTTCAAAGACACGCCTTACAAACTAGCGTGTACCGCAACGCCTTCACCTAATGACCCGATGGAATTGGGCAACCATTCTGAATTCCTCGATGTTATGAGCCGTAATGAAATGCTTGCAATGTACTTTGTACATGATGGAGGCGAAACGGCTAAATGGAGATTGAAAGGTCATGCCGTGAAACAGTTTTATCAGTTTGTAGGATCGTGGGCTATTATGCTCAATAAGCCTTCCGATATTGGATTTGATATGGATGGGTACGATCTGCCTGATCTTAACCTGATCGAACGCCAGATCGAAACAGAAAAGCGCGATAACGGTTCACTATTTAATGAAACGGCAATAAGCGCCACTAACTTCAATCAGGAATTGCGACTTACCAAAGTTGAGCGAATGAGTGAAGTTGTCGAGATTGTAACCAACAGTACTGAAAACTTTATAATCTGGATAAAGCAGAATGAAGAAGGTGAAATGTTGCGTAAGTTGATACCTGATGCCGTTGAAGTTAAAGGAAGCGACGCGCCTGAATATAAGGAGCGTATGTTGTTAGGTTTTGCAGAAAACAAGTTTCGTGTACTTATTACTAAAACGAAGATCGCACAGTTCGGATTGAATTATCAGAATTGCAGGAATCAGATTTTTGCATCACTTGATTTTTCATTCGAGGGTCTTTATCAGGCTATCCGCAGGTCTTACCGTTTTGGTCAAAAGCACGATGTTAACATTTACATTGTGACCACCGATACCATGAGAAACGTAATCCAATCTATAAACTACAAACAAGAACAATTTAGAATCATGCAACAAGAAATGAGCGACGCTGTTAATGTTACATTAAACGGTGGCAATATGACTAAAGGCGACTACGACACTACCGAAGCTAATACCGATTGGTATCATATTAAACGCGGTGACTGTGTACAGTTGATTAAATCAGTACCAGATGAATCGGTAGGGCTTTCAGTATTTAGTCCTCCATTCGCTGAGTTATACACGTATTCAAGTCATATTGAGGACATGGGTAATTCTAAGGACTATAATGAGTTCCTTACTCAGTTTGGATTCCTGATTAAGGAATTATATCGCGTTATGATTTCAGGTCGTAACGTTGCTATTCATTGCATGGACTTACCAATTCAGAAAGGTAAAGAAGGTTTTATCGGTTTACGCGATTTCTCTGGAATGATTTTGAAGGCGTTTGAAGATGCGGGGTTTGTTTATCATTCACGAATCACTATCTGGAAAGATCCTGTTGTCGAAATGCAACGAACTAAGGCGCTTGGGTTGCTTCATAAGCAGGTTAAAAAAGATAGCACCATGAGCCGTGTAGGAATTCCTGACTATGTGATGGTATTCCGAAAGGACGGAGAAAGAAATGACCCTGTTACAAATACTGATATTCCAGTTGACCTTTGGCAGAAAATTGCCTCCCCTGTATGGATGGATATTGACTACGGCAATACTTTACAGGGTTTCCGTAATGCACGTGAAGATCAGGACGAAAAGCATATATGCCCGTTACAACTTGATACAATTGAGCGCCTGATACTTTTATACAGCAACAAAGGCGACACGGTATTAACGCCTTTCATGGGTATCGGTTCGGAAGTTTATCAGGCTATTAAAATGGGT